CGCCCTCGTTGATCGAACGCGGCGACCACGGCTCCCAGCCTGCGCCGGCGTAGAAGGTGATCCGGCCCTTGCGCTTGCCCGGGCGATAGGAGGCGAAGGTGACGCGCTCGTCGTGCTGCAGCTCGAGGTTGGAGATCTCTCCGCGGCGCGAGAACGTCTCGGCCAGTTCGTGCACCGGGATCGCGCGCAGGTGGCCCTTGCGCTCGACGCGCGCCCAGGCGGCGATCGCGCCGCGTTCGTAGGCGCCGTTCGGCGTCGAGACGTAGACGACGCCGCCGGGGGCGAGCAGGCTCTCGCAGAGGTCGAGCGTCTTGTCGACGTCGGGGACGTGCTCGATGACCTCGAACAGGGAGACGGCGTCGTAGCGCGAGCCGTTCACCATCGAGCCTGCGTCGTGGAGGTTGCCGTGCAGGAGCTTGCCCGGAGCGCCGAAGGCTTCCATCCGAGCGAGGCCCTTCTCGACTGACTGGCGGTTGAGCTCGACACCGTCGACCGTGTATCCGCCCTCGAGCCACAGGTAGCAGGCGAGCCACATGTCGTTCGATCCGAGGTCGAGCACGCGTGGCTTGCGGCCGAGCTTCTCTTCCTGCTCGCGCAGGCCTTCGAGCAGGCGCTTCGCGCGCGGGATGTACTCGCCGATCTCGGGCACAGACTCGTCGGGGACGGTCGACTCCTTCGGCTCTTCGCGATACCAGCGCTCGTACTCTTCCGGGCGCAGGTAGTGGGCGACCATCTCGCGCTGATCGGCGCGGGCCTTGACGATCTCGGGGCGCTCGTCGACGACGTAGGGGACGGCCTGCTCGAGGAGCGCGTGCGCCTTGAGGTTCTCGTCGTGGCGGACGAGCGTCTCGCGCAGGAGCATGACCGCGCCGACGATCTCGTTCTGGGCGATGAGAGCTTGCAACTCATGCGCCTTCGCGCGGGCGTACTCGTTCTCTGGCGAGATCTGCAGGGCCTGAGCGAGCGCGCGCTGTGCCTCGTCCGAGCGGCCTAGATGCGCGCAACCCTCGGCGATCGTCAGCAGCGGCAGGAGCGTGAACTCGAGCGGGTTGACGATGAGCGGGGTCTGCGGGACGCCGAGCGAAAGCGCGCGTTGCGCGTCTCTGACGGCACGGTCCCACTGGCCGAGCATCGAGAAGGCGAGCGAGAGCCCGACGTAGGTCTCGGCCCAGTCGTCTCGCTCGCGCAGCGCGAGCATCTCCGCCTCGACGGCAGCTTGCGGGTTACCGATCGCGCGCAGACAGGTCGAGAGCTTGTGGTAGACCTGCGAGCGCTCGTCCGACCAGCCGGCGTCGGGATGGCGAATGTACTCCTCGAGGTAGGGGATCCCCTCGGCGAGCTGGCCCTTCGCCATCATCTCGGTTCCGATGTAGGCGAGGATGCGCGGGCCCGGGAGCGTTCCTTCCTCGAGCGCCTCGTCGCGCTGGCGAGAGAGGATCTTGAGGTTGCGATCGGGCTCGTAGCGATCGGCCGGACGACGGTGGATGTAGCGCACCTGCTCGGGCGGCACGTTCGCGAGGATGGCCGGGCGGTCCGGCGGCACGAGCACTTCGTGGACGGGGTTCAGCCAGCGGTAGCCGGCCGAGCGGCGGATGAGCCGCTCGCGCCAGAGCTGACAGACGAGCTGGCCGTGCTCGTCGTGGGCGTACTCATAGAGGACGATGTACCCGTCGAGCTCGGGTGGCGCGGTCGCCGCCAGCATGCGCAGGTGCTCAGCGCCTACGACCTCGTCGTCGTCGTCGAGCCAGAGGAAGAACTCGACGTCGTCGGAGACCATCGCGAAGGACTGCTCGCGAGCCCAGGCGAAGCCCCAGTTGGGCGTCGTGTGGAACGCGTGCAGCATCCGTTCGCGGTCAGTTGCATTGGCAGGGAGATCCTCAGAGGGATCTCGCCACTCAGGACCACGCCACTCGCCGCGTTCGACCTTGATCGGCGCCAGCGGGGCGTACATGTACCCCTCTGGCGCGTCGCCGGAGCAGACGCAGTCCTCCCACTCGCCGGTCTCCACGTTGACCTTGCGGCTCTTGAGGTTGTCGAGCCGCTCGAGCACGAGGATCGTGTCGTCGGTCGAGCCGGTGTCGTAGACACAGATCTCGTCGACGAACGAACGGATCGGAACGAGCGCGCGCTCGATCGTCTCCGCCGAGTCCTTGACGATCAGGCAGGCGGCGATCTTGGTCATGGCGCCACACTTCGCTTGAACCCGAAGGGACGGTGCATGACCGCATAGCGCTCTGTGACCGCAAGATGTCCATCGGCGAAGAGGACGCCCCGCGTCCCGCAGTAACGGTCCCGGCAGCGCCATGCAGCGTCGTAACGGCCGCGCTCGATCGCGATCTTCCCACCGCAGTCAGGGCAAGACTGCAAGCGGCGTGGGGGTCGGATGACCCGTGACTTCATGGTGGGCTCCTTCTCGAAAGGTCAGCGCACGGCGATACGGGCACCGCGACGCGGAGCCCCATCGTCAGGGCACCCGCATCGCCCTGCGCTAAAGACGGGGAGGGGGCTCCTGCCTCCACCGTCTGACTGCTCGTTGGATCTACTCGGCCCGGCGCGGGCCGGGTTCCTTCTCCTGACCCTTGCGGATCAGCGACACGTCTCGCATCCCGGACTGGACGGCCTGGTCCTTGATCCGGCCAGCCGTCTCCCGGTCGACGTCTCCGGCCAGGCGCTTGCCGCGCTGGTCGTAGACCGAGTACGTGTCGAGTGCTCCCGAACGCCTGCGGCGCATCGACCTACGTCAGGCAGTCGGTGATCGTGTAACCCGACTGCGGAGCGACGATCCGTTCGTCGATCGTCTCTCCGACCGCGTACCAGTCGAGCCGGCGGACTTCGTCACGGGCAGAGCGGGTCTGCCGTGCTTCCGCCGTGAACGTGTACGCGAGCGACGGGATCTCCATCGCCGGTCCGGGCGTGACGTACGCGAGCAGCACCTGCTCGCCCCAGATGTCGGAGAAGGAAGCGGTCTGGCCTTCCTTGCCCGTGTTCTTGATCGCTCCGGGAACAAGCACGCGCATCCCGAAGAGCGTCGGGGGCAGGAGCGGGTACTGCGTGAACAGCGGCTCACCGGAAGGCGCGCCCGAGTAGACCGCCTGCGGACCCGTCGAGTTGGTGAAGAAGAGGGACTTGTGCATCCCCTCGACGACGGCAGCCGGAATCACGATCATGTTCGGCCGGATCCCGATCGCCTGCCGCATCTTCGTGATGCCCTTCACGATGTCGGTCAACACGCCCTGGTAGGTCTGGGCCGCGTTGTCCCACTTGGTCGCAGCCGCGGCCGTGAACCCGGAGGCGAGCTGGCCGACGAATGACTCCACCCCGATCGTGGTCGTGACGGTCGGGTCGGAGAGGATCGCGCCGATCCGCATCTCGCGCAGCAGCTGCAGCCGCCCGAGGACGCCCAGCTGCTTGACCTCGGAGAGGCGAAGCTGGTTGTCCGCGTTGTTTCGCTCGCGGGTCGAGATCGTCCACGCGAGCTCGCGCCGGATGCACTGGTACGAGTCGGTCGTTGCGAGGAAGTCGATCTCGCGGGGCTCGGTGCGATCAGCAGTGAAGTCGGAGACGTCAGTCCCGAAGAAGTCTCCCTGCTGCCAGGTGTAGAAGAGGTCGGTCTCGTGGACGACGGGCAGGCGGGGGCAGATCTCCTCCGCGATGAAGCCCTCGTCGAGCGGCCGATAGAGCCGCGCCAGGTTGGTGAGGGGAGCGTTGACGTGGACGTTCCCCACGGCGGACTGTGCCATGTGGATTCCTTTCGGCGTTCAGGAGGAAGCGCGGGGCTCGCGCGCCAGGTCGGCGGTGCAGTTAGATGATGACTTCGGGCTTCAGCTGGATGCTGAAGATGTCGCCGTCGACCGCGGAGGTCTCAGCGATGCCGACGGCGGCCTTGACTGCTGCAGTGGAGCCCGTGAAGGCCAGCGCCGCAGGCACGAGCCTGCCGTTGGACGAGCCGACCGCGACGCGAGCGCCTGCGCCGAGAGAGGCCGCGGCGATCACCTTGACGAAGCCCGGCGGGAGGTCGACGGTGACCGCACCTCCAGCCGGCGCCGTCGCGCGGGCGACCCCCAGCACGTCGAGGTTCCACGATCCCGCAGGGACCACCGTCTCGTTCACGGCGGAACCCGGAGTGAGGGCACCGAGCATCATCACCGGCTGGTGCGCGTTCACCGCCGAGGCCGCCTTGTAGGTCTTGCTGAAGTTGCTGTTCTCGAAAGCCATGTGAGCTTCCTTTCAGGTGTTCTGGTTGGCGTGGGGCGGGCCTAGAAGGCGCCGACCTTGAGCGCTGCCTCGTCGAGCGCGGCACGGTAATCCGAGGCGTCGTAGTCGCGATCCTTGCCGGACTCCTTCAGGATCGCCATTGCCCGCAGATGCAGCTGAGCGGACTCCTCGTCGATCGGATCGTCGCCCGTGGCCCCGAACTCGCGAGCCACTGCAGCCGTGTCCGGGTCGTCGAAGGTGGTGGCGCCGCCACCGGAGCCCTTCTCCTTGCGCCCGTAGCCGGCGTAGAAGCCCGCGGGCCGCGAGGCCAGGAGCGTCTTGAGCCCGCTCACGTTCTCGGCGAACAGCTCGCTCAGGGTGTCCTTCTCGGCGGGCAGGATGCGCCCGGAGTCGATGCCCTTGGCGAGCAGCACCTCGACGTCGCGCTTGCGGTCGCGCTGCTCGAGCTCGGCGATTCGGTCGGTCAGCTTGATGGTCTTCTCGCCGTCGGCCTTGAGCTCCGTGATCTCGGCCTGCATGGCGAGGATCTGCTCGTCCTTCTGGTTGAGCGCCGCGGCGACCTTCTTGGCGTCGTCGGACGTCTCGTCGAGGCCGAGCGCCTTCAGGTAGTCAGTGGGCATGTCGTCGTCCTTTCCTTCGTCGTCGGGCTTCGTGAGGGGTTCGTCGGTAAAGGGCCGCATGGCCCGGTTCGTCTGCAGCGCGGTCTGCACCGCCTCGACCCATTCCTGCTCGGCGGGCACCCAGTCGTCGCGTGAGCCGATGTCGATCTCTCCCGAGTCGGTAACGGAGAAGGGCACGACCCAGGTGCGGGAGCCGTCGTACTCACCGACGAGCGCCTGCGACTGCATGACGTCCATGACCCAGAAGGCCGCGTGGTCATAGCCCCCGGGGTTCAGCGAATCGAACACTCGTGCCAGGAGATCCTGCAGACCTTCGCCAGCCTCCCAGACCACAGCAGCGGTGACGGGCGCGAGCTCGCTGAAGAAGGGCCTGTTCGTGAGCGTGGCCGCGACGATCTCCTTCGCCTTGGTCAGCAGGCCGCTTTTCGGCTCCTTCTCCTCGAAGTCGAACTCGGGACTCAGGAAGCGGAACTCGCCATCGCGGATCTCCTGCTGAGCCTTCGGCGTCCACTCCACCTGTGCCCATAGACGCGGCTCGCCATCGGTAGTCCTGACCTCAGCGTCGCCCGTGAACCAGCCGGCGGCGCGGGTCGAGCCCTTGGCGCCCTCGTGGTCGTAGTCGATCGGCGTCTTGCCTGCGTTCGCCCGAATCGACTCGGCGTACGTCTCGAGATCCGCCGCGGTGATCGTGAAGTACCAGGGGCCGTTGCGGGCCTTGTCGGCGATCGGCATGACCTCGATCCACTGGCGACCTTCGTCGTCGATCTGATCGGCCGCGAGGGCGACGAAGTCGCCGAAGCGTGGTGCGTTTCGTGGCATCACTCCTCCTCGGTTGAGCCCGCAGGCGGTGAGGCGTCCGCGAGATGTGCCGCCCCGGATCGCTCGGCGAACTCGGGGCGCGAGCGCTTCTCGGATTCCCAGCCGCATGAGCAGCGAGCCAGGTACGGCTTCGCTTCGTAGAGCTGCTCGAACTCCGCATCGGACTCCGACTTCACGGTGATCTTGTGCCTTGCGGCCATTCGTGTCTCCTTGGTCAGGCGGCTTCGGGAAGGCGAAGGTCGACAGGGGCCGTCTCTCATGACTACCATTGGGTCATGCCACGACCCGCCGAATACGCCGACCTACGCGGGCAAGAGCTCGTCGAGCGAGTCATGGCCGACAAGGGTGTCTCCGAGGAGACGGCGCGCGACACGATCATGCTCTGGGATCGGTCCGAGGGTGATGTCGAAGAGCTACCGGCGAAGGAGCCCGAGCCGCTCGAACAGCCGGTCTAACGCGGCTGCGATCTCGTCGAAGTCGTCATCTGCCCATTGGCGCGCGAGTGGTCTCGCGGCAAGCCGCTCATCTGCCAGGATCTGGGCCATCTCCGAGCGCAGGACCGGGTTGCCTGATCTGAGCGCGACCCACTGCGCAAACGATCGCGCGAACAGTTCTCGGCCGCGGAACAGGTAACTGGCCGCGTCATAGCTACCCGCGTGAGAGAGGGAGCTGACGAGGTCACGGTATGCACGGCTTGCCCTGACTGCCGCCCACCACTCCTCCAGTTCGACAGCGGCAGTCTCCGACGCGAAACGGTTGGCGCCGACGAACTCGTAGTCAATGAAGTGGCCGATCTCGTGGTTGAGAGTGCTTGAGAGCCGGTACTGGTCCGGGTTGAGCCTGATCTCGAGTGCGGGTCCATCGCGACGATTGCGGAAGACGCCGCGCGCTTCGCCGAGGCCGCGATCTTCGACGACCGGCAGCTTCGTCGCGCGAGCGAGGTTGAGAAGCGCCGAGACCGCATCGCGTGCCGAGATTGTGTCCTCGGAGGCAGAGCGGCCGAGATGGTCGTCGAAGGTGTCCTGGTAATCGAACGACTCTTCCACTCGGAAGTCCTGGGGGCCGAAGCCGAAGATCATCAGCCCGCGACACCGGCCGCCGCCAAGACAGCCGCTCGGCGGAAGGAGCGCAAAGTATTCGGATGTGCCGAGCGCTGCTATCTGGCCGTGCAAGCGGGAGCAGGAATCGCACGTGCGCTTGTCAAGCTGCTCGGAACGGAAGGCGAACTCAGGAGGTCCAGGCATGTCGAGCGCTCCGGCGGTTCGCCCCATGTTCAGCGTCTCGCCGACCAGCTCGAGGACGGAGTTGTGCAGAGCACGCGTGGCGGTCTTCAGCAGAAGGCCCTCGCGATCAAGCGCGGATAGGCCCGGCGTCTTGGCGGCCTCGACCACAGAGTCCCCAATCGCTCGCGAGGCCTGCCGCGATCGCTGATAGATAAGCTCGCGAACCCCGTCCCGACCTTTTTGGGAGAGGGCACCGAACTCCCCGACGTCCGCTGGCAAGACGACAGCCGCGCGAACTGGGGTTGGAGCATGAAGGGCCCGGATCTCGCGCTGCGCTTCTCGGTAGCCAAAGTTCATCGTCTTCTCTAGCCCTCGTTCAAGACGTGCCGCGAGAGCGTCCGTCGCTGCTGGCGGCACGATGATTTCAAGCTCAGATACCACCAGGGCAACCCGACGTGCCACAGGCCGCGCAGATTCCTCGATCGCTTTGCGCTGCTCGACGATGTGCTCGTTGTGGCCGGGGAAGTCGACGGTCAGCTCGGCCGCCGTCATGGCGATCCGCGGCTCCCAGGTGACGACGCTCACAGGTGGAAGACGTCCCGCTCGCCGAGCAGGCTCCACACATCGGCGGCCTGCACCATGCCGGTCCCCTCCCAGCGATAGAACCAGGAGCCGGCCATCGTGATCGTGAAGTCGTGGGCGTAGGCGGCGGATCCGACCTGGACGATCGAGCCCGCTCCGAATACATGGGTCGCGACCGTGCCCAGCGGGCTCATCACCTGCAGCGTCACCATCGACGGGTTACCGGGCGTGAGCCCATCCGTGCCGACGAAGGAAGCGACGACGCGCGCGAGATCTCCGATGTCGTACACCGACACCTGCGGGGGGCTCGGATGACCAGCCATCTAGCCTCCCGGTCTGTCGTGGATCAGAACGTCGGACGGCGCTGCGTCGGAGACGGAGGCATCGCCGAGGCCGGTATCGGAGACAGTGACCTCGCCGAGCGGGATGTCCTCGGTGAGAACGAGGTAGGTCTCGCCGTCTGCGACGACGACCTCGTAGCGCGGGAAGTCGGAGACGAGCACGCTGCCGTAGACGCTCGGGAAGTCGACGATGGTGCCGCCGACGACCGTCGCGGTGCCGAAGACCTCGCCCGAGGAAAGGGCGACAGCGCGAACGATGCGAAGGACACGCGGGCCGCCGAAGGTCTCTGCCGAGCCGAGACCGCTCGAGCGAACGACGCGGATCGTCTGCGGCTCGCCGAGAGTCTGCCCCGAAGCGATCCCGGAAGCCCGCAGCATCCGCACGATCGCGGGGGAGCCCCACGTTTCCGCCGAGGCGATCGCGCCCACCGCGCGAACGAAGGCCTCGCCGAGTAGGACGGTCGTGAGCCCGAAGGACTCCGCCGTGGTGATGCCGAGCGGGAAGAGCAGGCGCTGTAGCTTTAGCCCGCCGAAGGCCTGGGCGCTGGCGAGACCCTGCGGGCGGAGCACGCGCTGAGCTTTCGGTTCGCCTAGAACCTCAGCGCTTGCGATGCCGCCGGCCGTGCGGATGACCCGGATGGCGTCAAGCTCGCCCAGCGCCTCGGCGCTCGCGAGTCCCAGCGCTCGAAGGAAGCGAACGACGTCGGGCTCTCCGAACGCTTGCAGCGACGCGATGTTGCCGACGGCGCGGATGCTGTAGACGAGGCTCAGACTCGGCTGCCCGAAGGCCTGCCCGCTCGTGACCCCCGCCGTCTTGACGACGAAGGCGACCTTTGGCTGTCCTACGGCCTCGGCGGAGGAGATCCCGACGACGTATAGCCGCGGCAGCCAGGGCGTCCCGAGGGCCTCGGCGCTCGAGATCCCGAGCGTCCTGACCACGAAGCGCACCTTCGTCGCGCCGAAGGCTTCGAGCGAGGCGATCTGGCCGACCCCCCGAACGCTGTAGACACCGCGCAGATTGGGCTCGCCGAAAGCGGCGGCGCTTGCGATCGTGCCCACGTTCTTGACCACGAAGAGGACGCGGGGCTGGCCGAGCGCTTCTGCCGAGGAGATGCCCACCGCGTACAGGCGAGGGATCCAGGGAATGCCGAAGGCCTGAGCGGAAGCGAGGCCGATGGGTCTGACAACGAAGCGGGCCTTGGGCTCGCCGAGCGCTTCTCCGGTAGTGATCCCCGCCGCGCGCAGGATGCGGACGACGTCGGGACCGCCGAAAGCCTCAGTGCTCGCAACCGCTCCAGCGTTTCGCAGGACGCGGATCGCATCCACCTGGCCGAAAGCCTCGGCGGAGACGATCGCGCCGCTCGCCTTGACCACGAAGAGCACGTCAGGGCCACCGAAGGACTCGGCGGATGCGATCCCCTCAGCCGCAATCGTCTGGGTCTGGGTCGGCGCGACGGGCGTCGTCAGCGGGCCGTGAACCGGCTGAACAAAGATCGGAGCCTGAAACCGCAGAGGCATTTCAGTGCCTCCCGTCTAGATCAGTTCAGACTCTGGAGAATGTAGGTCTCGCAGGTGATCGTGTTCGAGGCCGAAGACGTGCCCCAGGTCACGCCGATCTGAAGTCCGCAGCCTGCCGTTCCCTGGCCGGAGGTGTCGACCGTCGCCGCTGTCTTGCCCATCGTGACAACTGCCGCGGTCGTGGTCGCCGTGCCTATGGCTACGAACCCGTGGCCCTTGCCCGTTCCCAGTGTCGCCCCAGGTGGGGCGGTGCGAATCGCGAAGATGAACTCGCCGAAGAACGGCTGTGCCGCAACGCCGGAGCCGGTCGTCAATGTCTGCGAGACACCGAGCGAGATGTTCGTCGCGATGGTGACGCTGTTTCCCCAGCGCGGCGTGAAGATGAGCGTCGGCGTGCCCGTCGTCGAGTGGACGCCAGCGAAGATGACCTTGTAGACCTTGCCCGCGCGAGCATCGTTCGCGGGGATCGCACAGAACTGGTTTATCATCGACTGCGGCGGCGCGCCGTTGGCGGTGTCACCGATCAGGCTGACTTCCGTGGTGAAGGTGTTGCGCGCGGTGAAGTCTGCCGTGTTGACGTCATTGGTGTCCATCGTCGCGAGGCCCTGCCGCGCCATCGCGCGAATTTGGGAGTCACGCGCTAGCTCGAGATGCCGACGTACCTTCTCGGGCGCCTGGGCCAGGAGCCATTGCCGGTGGAAGGGGCCGAAGGGAATGCCCGCCGCGATCTCGCGCTCGATGATCTCGTCGATCGGCATGAATCCGCGCATCGTGACTCCTATCGGTTCCGGCGCAGGTAGATGAAGTTGGGGCGCTCGATCACGAGCGGTGGCGGGGTGGAAACGAACTCACTCACGCTCTGCGGCAGGATCACGAACGAGTCACCCGAGGCCCCGCCGGAGGTTCCGTTGTAGAAGAAGGTGACGGTGTGGCCGGTGACGAGCCCTAGGTCAAGTGAGGCGTCATCAACGTAAAGTCGAATACGAAGGCGCTGACCGTTCGTGAACACCAGGTCGTCACCTGACACATTGGCAGTCCAAGCTGCTTCTGACGCTGTTAGTTCTCCTCCATCGTCAGCACTAGCAGGCAGAGCGATACACCACGAACCCCAGACCGAGGGACTGGTCCCGTCAGAATTGACCCGAGCTATTTCCGCCTTCAACGAGGCGTTGGCGGCAAGGTTGCTTTCGAGTGCCCCTAGGTTGCACTGAGCCATACCGCCGAGCGTAAAAGCCTGGAGTTGCTTCGTATACCACTCAACGACCGTCCCTCCAGCGGTGTCAGTTATCTGAATGGGAGCCGTCCAGCCCGCCGCGGTATTGGTCACGTCGTTGACAACACCAGCTCCACGACTCGTCCACGCCTCGCGATCAACGGCAGCGGTGGCGACATCCGACACGATGTCAGTGAGATAAAG